TTTGTTGGATTTCGGCCATTTGCCAGGGGGCGATCGCGATTTCGGTATATTGCAAGGGTATGGATAAAGTAGTGCTTTTAATTTGCAAACTTTGTACATATATTCCAGGATATTGAGACGTAATAGCCCCCGCGAGTTCCCACGGGCTGACGTTCGCACCGACGGTCAGGCCATCCAAGCCACTCAGTAATCCATTAGCGTAATTTAAAATCGCTTGTTGCACCGTTGTCGTCGGGTCTTGTACCGGCTGAGTTATTACCACCGAAACAGAAACCCCGATTTCTATAATGTCTGGAGTATCAAATAATACCGTAATGGTTTGACCGCTATAGGGAACAACGACATCTTGAGAAATGTTAAGACCGCCGTAGGCACCCGATGCGCCGTTGTTATATGCTGCGCCTGCGCTTTTCTTACTTTGCATCGCCGTAGCAACAGCCAAGGGACTGCCGCCCGCGACACAGGCATATATTGAATGTCCTACCATAACGACCCCTTCGATCGTCTGTGTAGTCGCTGCGATATTTTCAAGAAACGATAAACTAGTCACTCCAGGCACTAAATATAACGCGCTTATAATCGCCTGAGCCGTGGACGCACCCTGCGCCGCTAAAGTCTGACGACGTAAAAATCGGGCCTGTTCGTCGCTTTGTGTCGCAGTTCCCAGCGTCGCGGCGGCCGGGTTTGTTACCGATTCCCACCCGGGAACGTTACTTAATATCTGCGTCAATGTTGCTATAGCTGCAGAAACGGGGCCATCATCCACAGATGTCATTAATACCGTAATGGTACCACCGGTCGGGATAGTCACCGATTCCGTAGTTTGAAAAACGGCCTCGGTTGTTTCAACGGACGCTTGAGATCCTTGCGGTATGATCGTACCTTCCACGCCCATGATAGTTACCGTCACGCTTGACGGCGTGGCGGGGGTCCTAGCTGACCCAGTCAACGCCATGATCGCATCAAGGAACACGCCGCCCGCAACGTTAGGATTGATCTGATTAGCGAGAGCCGCGTTATTATCCGCCACAGCTACACGCGCGGCGGTTTCGGCGGTTATCAAAACGCCTTGGGGGGTGTTTGGTGTAGTTACTAAGTCATTACCGAACGCCTGGAGATATTCGTTCTCGACGTCCGTATTAATCGCCTCGGTGTCAGAGACTATAACACCCGTGGTTAAAATGTAGTCATAAACATCAGCCATTTTGCTTCCTCAGGGGGTTATGGTGTCGACAAATGCACCGCTTCCGTAAATCGTTCTAATCACGGCGGTATAATAAAAACTATTATCACTTTGAGAAGTGATGAGGGATACCACTTCTAGAACCCCTCCCACCGCAAGAAATGCCCTTCTCAAAGCCGCTGTGTATTGTGGAACGTTGGGAACACCAAGCCACAGCGTTTCAAAGTAGGGGATCCCTTGATTAACATTATATATCATTTCTCCCAATAGCGTTTTTGCCGCTTGTTGGCATTGTTGCGTTATCGCGTTCAAGTCATACGCAAAAGCGAGATTACCTACAGCGTCAATATACAAATCGTTGGCGCTATTTACTGAAAAAGTTAATATAGTCATCTAGTACCCCTAAGGTAGCGGGGGCGGTATAGTCGCGCCCGGTGTGATTGTCCCTGACGCTTTGATATTTCCGACTACGCCTAGGGTGCCCGTTCCACTGCCCACAGTAAAAAGCATATTTGCGGCCGCGTTCACGTTCAGATTGTGGGACGCGTTTACCGTCATCGTGGTGGCGTTTACTACCACATCAGCCGTGGAGTTGATCGTAACATTCGTGGCTGAATTTATAGTGACGTCAGTATTAGATACCACAACTGATACAGTGCCAGCAAGATTTTGTAATACCACAGCTCCATCCGCGCCAGGAGCCAGCGTATATCCGAACATAATATCAGGAAAAAAAACGCTATCAGAAAACTGCTTAATTCGATTCGTATTAGGTATAGAGGTCGTATACGTCGATAAAAAGTTGCTGATATCCCTATCATTTGCAAGCACCCATCCTAAATCACCCGTATTAATCGGGAAGCTTAAAAAAAGCCCCCCGCCCCCTGGTAAAAATACAGGTACGCTTGCGATTTGCTGGCGTGGAACTGAGGCCCCGCTAGTTGTGATCAAAGAGATTAAAAGCTGAACTTGTACGCGGTTTTCCACGCGGTCATAAGCAATAACCCGCGCGGGTAACATACCGTCAGTTTTCTGCATCATCTTACTATAAGCAAAACGAATAGAACCTGCTAAACTATTATTATCGGCTGGGTCTAACGATGGATTATTATAACCGCTAGGCATTAGTCGCCTCCTCGTTTGTGGTACCAATTCGGGCGCAATCGGCTATATAATAAAATGGCACCTGCCGATTCGTGACCTGAAAAGCTAGCTGATAGATAACATATATGCCATTTGCTGCGGGGTAAATATCACTTTGCAATTTAAGCGCACCACCCAAAACGGTTTTGTTATCGATGAAAAATTTGACACGTACACCCCTTTCTGTGAATTGGGGTATCCCGATCAGGCCTGTGGCTGCAGAAAGCTGACGCACAGGGCCGTTACGAAACCCGTTAACGTTCTTGACGACAAGAGTATCATCATCAACAAAAGCGTTTATTTGTCCAAGCGCGGCTAAAGCTACGACTTGCCCTAATGCGTCGCCCGCATACGCGTAGTTGCTCACTTCTTTGTCCAGTGCTAGAAACTCTAATCGAAGGCCGGTATCTTGTGCGATCGCCCTTGATATTTGTTCGACAGTGGCGAGGCCCGGTTGATTACGTGCGATAATACCCGCTTTTAAAAAGTTTCCTGTTAAGCATTTCAACGTCACGCCCACATCTGGGGGCTGGGAAACTGAAGAATACACAATATTTCCACGGTAGATAACCGATGTTCCGTACGATTTCCGACCAGCTTTTAGTATAATTGCTTTAGGCGAAAAGTTCGCATTATATAAAGATGTTTCCGTTAGGATATAGTCTTGTGTGGCCCGATCCAAGTTGTATATAACTATTTCCGCTTCATTTTGTAACGGGTTCGCGTACTTAACACCTGACGCCGCAATATATAAGTCTTGATAGGTTTTTATTTTCCCGTTGACTTCGATGCTGAGCGTTACTAAACGCTCATCTAATGATGTTTGAACGGCGGGGGGAGCCGCTATCTCACTAGACGGTGTTGACATTAATAGCCTCGATTTCTGCTTGTGATGCAAATATTAAATATTGATCCACGCCGAACCGGTTCCAGTCGGGATACTCATAATTCGCTGTCTGTAGTATGAAGTTTCCGTTTTCCATGTACTGACTGACAATGATCGGATAGTTTGGGACCAGTCGTGTGCCCGTCAATAGTGGGGTGTTATTGATGTCAATGTCGATCGACATTACGCCATTACCGCAATCATGAAACCTTAAATCGTATTGCGCATTATTTAAATATATTGAGAGTGATTGATTTGGTAAAACTGATAGCGGTATATTAAGCATCAAAAACCTACTATGTTTTTATAGGACGTTAGACCAGCCGAACCGAAAGAAGCTACGGCTAATAAGGTTTGTTTTGTATTCGCGCTTATGAATCCCTGCTGCCCTTTATCTACGGTGGTGCTATCTGAGGGATCTGCGGGGGTGACGTTACCCACGGGGGCAACAAATAGGGCTTGTCTTAAGCTGAGCGTCAATGATATTGCGTCATATTGTTCCGGGGTTTCTTCATGTGGCATACCTGATATCAATTGATTTTCATAAACACCCGTACGCGTTTGAATAACTAATAACGTACCGTTTAAATAATATGATCTAATCGCTTTATAAGTATCTTGATATGATACCGGTAGAAGTATCAGAGATAGTTCTATTTCCACAGGGAGAATCACCCGGTGATCTGTTATAATCGCCCCCGTCTCGATCGGGTGTTCCATCACCTTCGCTTGTTCTTTAATTACCGCCCGGATCCCTTTTGCATCTCTAAAAAGCTGTTCGTAATCTTGAGTGAAAACCGCGACGGTGTCAGTAGCGAAAGACGGTAAAAGCGTACTAATAATCGACATTAAACCACCACCGGCGAATCAAAATTCGCATTACTTTGTTTTAATTGTTCGCTTAAAGATAAGATCATCTCATCGGCTACGTCTTTAGGGTTGCTGGCGTTAGAGTTTACGTTGATCGTGTTCACGTGGAAACTACGCGATTGCGAGTTAGTCATAGGCGCAATCGACGTGGGGATTTGTTCCACGGTGTACGATTCTGGCGCGGGTAAGTCTTTAGGAGTAAGACTATTTTTTAAATCCTCCTCAACTTTTTCCTCTCCACCAAGCCACCAAGGCAAATTCTCTTTTTTGTCTATTAAGTCTTTAGGAGTAAGACT